CATTCTTCCCACCGTTCTTCCCACCGTTCTTCCCACCGTTCTTCCCACCAGTATTTTTCAACCCACCGTTCTTCCCACCGTTCTTCCCACCGTTCTTCCCACCGTTCTTCCCACCGTTCTTCCCACCGTTCTTCCCACCGTTCTTCTTTTCACCACCATCATTCTTTAGCCCACCATCATTCTGTATTTCAGAAAATACATTAGTATTAACATATCTTGGATGGAAAAAAGCAAAAGATATTCAAATTGGAGAAGATTTATGTGCTTTTTCATATGAAAATATGCCAATAGGAGATGCAAGTGCAGTTTCTTCTTGGACAGCAACAGATCTAATTTATGGAACAGAGCATACTTCCAAAGTAACTGATATTAAAACACATGAAGTAGATCAAGTTATTCAAATTAATGACGATTCAAATTCTAGATTCTCATTAGAAGAAGATGTATTAATTATTAAAAATGGTTTATACAAATTTGTATTAGCTAAAGATTTAGAAATTGGAGATAAAGCAATATCAATAATTGATTCTGTATTATCATTTATTGAAATTACAAAAATAGAAATTATAAATGAGCATTTAACTGTTTATGATTTCTTAAGATCTCCAAATGGATTACTTATTGCAAATGGATTCCTAGTCTACAATGCCTATCCAGAACTAATAGAAGATAGATATAAAAAAGACAAATAATATTTGACATACTGACAATCAATATGTTAAAATGTATTTAGAGAAAAGGAAAACTAAATGCAAACACCTTCAAATTGGTCTTCAAAAGAAATGTTATTTCCTGGAGTCTGGGTTTATAGAGATGTAATTAAACCAGAATTAAAATTAATGGAAAGAACAATTAATTTAATTGAATCTAGCAACGGCGGATATAAATGGCAAGATGCTCTTGTCGGCTATCAAGATGTTAAATTAGATTATAGAGATTGTCAAGATTTTAAAGTGGGAGAAATTAAATACCCAATAAATGATATTCAAAAAGAATTAACTAAAATATGGAAAGATTCTTACGATGCACATCTCCCAGCAGTTGAAGATTATTGTGCTAAATATAATGTAAGAATGAATTATTGGGAAGTAATGAATTTTATTAAATACGGACCAAATCAACATTTTCAAGAACATGCAGATCACGGGTATTCTTATTCCGCTACAGTTTCATTAGTTGCTTACCCAAATGATGATTATGAAGGTGGAGAATTATATTTCCCAAAATTAGATTTAAACATAAAACCAAAAGCTGGCGACCTTTATATATTTCCATCCACATACTTGTTTTCTCATGTTGCCAGACCAGTAAAATCTGGTAAAAAATATTCTATTGTAACCATGTTAGATTATAATGATAATGCACATAGCGAAGAATTTTATAGACTTGTTATGAAAAGAAATGAAATTGCAAAAGCTAACGGCATACAAAACTAGAGAAGGATATGGAATCCTTGAGCCATTAACTGTAAAAAGAGAATGGATGGATGAAACTTGGGAAGCGCATGCATATAAATGCTTTCCTGTAAGCCTTTCAAATACTCTAGGCTGGGGAATATCATTTCCAGAAGACATAACATTTATTTGGGATGGGATTTCTGATTCTAGTAGCGAACATGTAAAAATACTTAGTGGAGAAAAATATGTTTCCCCAGAAAGAGGAAATGCTACAATAAGTTTTAATACGGGGATAATGTTTGTTTCTGATGAAAATTTAACGTTATTATCAATGCCTGTACCTAATTTTTTTAGAAGAGGAATATCTCCATTTACAACTTTAATAAGTACATCATTTTTTGCTGGTGACTTACCTGCAGCATGGAGGTTAACTGAACCAAATATTGAAATTACAATTAAAGCAAATACCCCAGTAATTGCTATTTTACCAATAGATTTAGAAAATTTACAAAATTCAGAAATTCAATTTGATGATTTAAAAAATGTTCCTGCTTCAAAATTTAATGTTGCAGAATATGGAAATATAGTTTATCAAATAAATAGAACTGGGAAATGGACAAATTTTTATAGAGATGCTGTAGATCATCTTGGAAATATGATTGGTAAGCATCAAGTAAAGACAATTAGATTAAACGTCAAGGATAAATAATGTTTGAAATTGATGTATATAAATTATTTAAAGAGCCAGGAATTCTTAAACCTTTAGGGGTCAAAAGAGAATGGATGGACAATACATCAAATAAACATGCCTATCAATGCATGCCATTAGGATTAATAAATAATTATGGATGGGGAATATCTTTTCCAAAAGATATTTCATTTATTTGGAATGGTAATACAGATCCAAACCCTGATAATATAAAAATATTAGAAGGTGAAGAATATGTTTATACTGAAAGAGGAAATAATTTAATAACATTTAAAACTGGGCTAATGTTTAAAACACCAGAAAATTTAACTCTAATGGTATATCCAATTCCAAATTATTTTATTGATGGTGCAGAGCCATTATCAGTATTATTAAATACTTCATTTTTAAAAGGAGATTTACATCCTTCTTGGAAAATCATAAAAGCAAATGAAATTATAACAATTAAAGCAGGAGATCCAGTTATAGCAATAATGCCAATTGATCTTGAATTAATTCAAGGTTCTAAAATTTTTATAAAAGATGGATTAAAATTAAATATTGAAGAAATACAAAATGACCCAGGCTATACAAAGTATGTTATGGAAAAACAACAAGCTGGAATATGGTCTAATATGTATAGAAATGCAATAGATCATTTAGGCAAAAGTTTAGGAAAACATCAGGTTAAAAAAATATTATTATATACTGAAGAGGTAGAATAATTATTGCCTTAATGGTATAATTAAACTCAAAGAAAAGGAAAAAAATGAAACTTGCAAATGACAAAGAGTTTTATCAAAATAGACCAATATCAATTACTCCGTCTGGATTTTTTGGGGATTCATTAAATAATATTGTAGAAATTGAAAACTTCTTGACAGAAGAAGAAAAATTAAAATTAATGACATTTGCTCTTAATAATAAAATTTGGGATATAACTCAAGATAGCGTTGATGAAGATGGTCTTGTCCTTTACGATGCTAAAGTTTGGGCTGATAGAGTTTGCACACATGACTCTTTGATAGCATCCGATCCTTCAATTCTTGAATTAATTTATGATATGATTCGCAGACTTAAAATAGAAGTTGATGCATTTTTTAATGTAGATGTAAAAGAAACGGGCCCAGCTATTGTTCGTTGGCCAGTCGGAGCCCGTCAAGAGCCACACGCTGATAAAGAATTTCATTCTGGGATTGAAGCTGGTAGACCCAATGATTTTCCACATTATGATATAGCAGGATTATTTTATTTTAATGATGATTATGAAGGCGGAGAACTTTATTTCCCAGTACAAGGAATAGAATTTCAGCCTAAAGCTGGGGCAGCATACTTTTTCCCAGGAGATAGAAATTATGTTCATGGCGTAAGGCCAGTTAAATCAGGAAATAGATTCACTTCTCCATTTTTTTGGACAATTATGAAACATACTGGTGAAAAACAACCGTGAGTAATTTAGAATATTTTGAATTATATCCAAATATTGATGTATATAAAAATATATTGTCTGATATAAATGAGTTTTATGAATTAATTAAAAATTCTGAAAAAACAAATTCTGAAACTTCATTTTTTAGAAAATGGGATAAATGGGCTCATTTTGGTACGTATACTCAAAAAAAATGGATAGATGAATATTCTGATAATGATTTAAATGATTTAGAATTTAAAAAAGAAAAAGATTTTGTAGATAACATAGAAAATGCTTATAATTTAGTTTTAATGGATTACATCTCTAGGCATAGTATTGATTTAAAAGAAAAATGGCATTTTAGCGGTTGTTCATTTTGTAAATATAATTCAGATATTAATACTCTTGAAAATGAAATGACTATGCAATATCATACCGACTTTATAATATCTCAAAAAGATATGCCTGGAGATAAATTTAAAATTACTTGTACAATGTACATTAATGATGATTATGATGGCGGAGAGATAGAATTTTTTATTGATGGAAATATTATTACATATAAACCTAGCGCTGGAGATATTATAGTATTCCCTTCTGACTCACCATATTATCATGGTGTAAAAATAATAAAAAATGGAAATAAATATTTTATAAGAAATTTTATCATGGAGCCTTTTGATGGAACCCAAGAATGGCTAGAAAATCAAAAAAGATACGGAGCTTATCGTTGGGGTAAAAAAGAATTTGATCGTATTGACTATGAAGATGATAGAAATATGATTTATTTAATAAATGGTAAACCAGTTAAGTATGAAGATATTCCATTAAAATATAATGAAGTGTCTATTGCAAAAGGCGGAACCGCCGTAAATAAGGAGAAAATGTAATGTCTAATTTAGCTAAACTAGAGTATGTTGAATTGTATCCAAAGATTGATGTATATAGAAATGTATTAGAAAACCCACAGGCAATGTATGAAACAATGAAAAAATCAGATGCTGATGCAAATGGGCAATACTTTTTAAAAAATTGGGATCCATGGTCACATTTTGGAACTTATACTCAATCTAAAAATGAACAAGTTGATGTAACAGATGAATCAATTAAATCTCACCCCAGATACATTGAAGAAAAAGATTTTGTTCAAAAAGTACAAAAGGCATACGATGATGTTTTAATGGATTATGTAAATAGACACCAGTTAGAACTCCCAGAAGGATGGAGATTCAGCGGTTGTTCGTATTCTAAATATAACGATCAAATTGATTCATTATCTAATAAAATGACTATGCAATACCATACTGATTTTATTACTTCTCAAAAAGATATGCCTGGGGATAAATTTTATATTACATGTACAATGTATATAAATGACGACTATGAAGGCGGGGATATTGAATTTTTTGTTGATGGTAAATTAATTAATCACAAACCAGTAGCAGGAGATATTTTGGTATTTCCTTCTCGTGAACCATATTTTCATGGCGTAAAAACTATTTACAATGGTCGTAAATTTTTTGTAAGAAATTTTATAATGACTCCATTTAATGGCACAGAAGAATGGTTAAAAAATCAAAAACAATTTGGTGCGTATAATTGGATGAAAAAAGAATTTGAAAGAATTTCATATGAAGATCCAAGAAATATGAGATATTTACAAGATGGAAGCCCAGTAGAATATGATGATCTTACTGGAGATCGTAGTGGCCCACAGGGAGCAATGTAATGAATAAAATAAAAAAACAAGATGATATTGATATTTATGAAGAATTTATTACTGAGGAAGAATCCAAAAAAACAATAGCATGCTTATTAGAATACGCAGATACTATTCCAGATTTTTGGAAAGGAATTTCATTTTATGAATCTTATTCTTCAGGATACCCAGAAGATAATCACCCTTTATTAGAAAAACATGGGCTACCTTCTACTTGGTTTTCTGATATAGAAAAAAGATTTAAGCAAGCAGCAGCAGATGTTGCTAATGTGCCATTAGAAAAAGTTTCAAAAATTAGTTATCATACACAAAGATGGCTTCCAGGAGCTTTTGCAAATTTACATTCAGATAATACAACTAATGATGGTGTATACGGTGCTTTTACAAGAAGTCGTTATGCTGGGTTTTTATATTTAAATGATGATTTTGAAGGAGGCCTTTTAAAATTTCAAGCTGATTTTGGAAAAAATGCATTTGATTTACAACCAAAAGCTGGTATGCTTGCCATTTTCCATGGTGGACATAGAAATTTGCATGAGGTAAGCCTTGTAAAAAATAGTGCAAGATATACAATTGGTTCATTTTGGGATGATAGAGAAGAATCAGACTATCCACAAGAAACAAGAGATGAATGGGCTAAAGAATTAGCAGAAGTAAGAGCTTATCAAAAAAATGAACAAGAAGAATGGAAAGATGTGCGTGAAAAAGGATTAAGGTTGACCCCACAAGGGGGACACTATCCAGCAGAAGAGGTGGAAAAAATAAATGAATAATGTAAAACCAAAAATAAATGCAGAAGAAATGTTTCATATGTTTGATTTAAAAGTTCTTGGAGATAAAATTTTTTATTTTAAAAATGTTATTTCTTTCCCAAAAGAATTAATGAATACAATAACAGATCTTGATTTAAATGATCAGCTTTCTTATAAAAGAATTCCACAATGGAATCCATGGACCGCAAGCGATGATCCAAACACAATTTATGGTGCTACTAAAACTATTTTAAAAAATTCAACAAAAATTGATACTGGCTCTGAGTATACAAATAAAAGAACCCTATACATAATTAACAGTTTGATTATGGCTGTAGAAATGTGCACAGAAAGATATTTTTCTAGTTTAGGTATGGATCAATCATTATTTAATTTAGATATTGATCAATTACAAATTAAAAAATGGAATACTGGACAATCAATGGGGCCTCATTTTGATGGTCAAGATGGTCATACTGAATTAGCCTATTCGCTAGTGACATATTTAAATGATGATTATGAGGGTGGGGAAATTCATTTTAAAAATCATAATATAACTTTAAAACCAGAAGCTGGGAGTCTAATAATGTTCCCATCACAAGAACCATATATTCATGAAGTAAAACCAATAATTAGTGGCACCAGATATATGTCACCAGCATCAATATATAAAAAATAATTAAGGTGGTATAATAAAAAAATGAGCACAACAGGCAAGGGGTTCAGATACCCAGTATATTCAGACACTCCAGACGTCCCTAGAGACCTTGGATATTTAGCTGCTGATGTTGATGCCTACCTTGATTCACATCCAGGCCCTACGGGCCCAGCAGGGCCCTCTAATGCCCTAGATGTAATTGCTACCAATACTATAGCAGCAGGACAAAATGCATCAGTTTTAATTACTGGAACTTCTCCATCACAACATCTTACTTTTAATATTCCAAGAGGTCAAGATGGAGTATTGGGTGGACCAGGCCCATCAAATGTTCTTAATATAGGCCAGGTAACAGCATTGCCAGCAGGACAAACTCCAGTAGTTACCATTACTGGAACTTCCCCGTCACAGATAATTAATTTTTCTATACCAGCAGGAACAACTGGAGCAACTGGATCAACTGGCCCAGCGGGACCTAAAGGAGATGCAGCAGCAACAATTTCCGTAGCATCAACAACAACACTTTCAGCAGGAAATGTAGCCACTGTAACAAATTCTGGAACTTCTAGTGCAGTTGTTTTAAATTTTGGAATCCCAAGAGGAGCAGATGGTCAGCAAGGCGTAACTGGACCAGCTGGACCTGCGGGAGCAAATGGGGCAAATGGAGCAGACGGAATAACACCTGCACTTGACCCAATAGCAACAAAAATATCGTTAACAACACCAAATACTGCATCTACTGGAGTTGGAAGTGATTGGTATCCAACAGCAGTAGGAACGACATCAGCATATTATCTTGGTAAAACTTCTGCAGATGGAGGTACTGCTAAATATTGGAAAGGTGCATATTTAGCATCTGCAACAGTAGTAACGTCTGATGAAAGAACTAAAGAAAATATTGCTAAGTCCGATTTAGGTTTATCATTTATAGAAGATTTAAACCCAGTAAAATATCAAATTGTTGGAAATGAAAGCGGAAGATGGCATTATGGACTTATTGCACAAGAAGTAAAAACATCAATAGATAAAACAAAAATTGCAGATTTTGGTGGTTGGGTTTTAGATGATGTTAATAATTTAAATTCTTCGCAGGGACTTAGATATGAAGAATTTATTGCTCCATTAATTAAAGCAGTTCAAGAGCTTTCAGCAAAAGTAAAAGCCTTAGAAGAAAGATAAACTTAGTATGGCATATAAAGATACCATATTAAAAGATAGCCCGATATCATTTTATTTATTAGATGAAGCTTTATCTGCCAGCACAGTAAGTTATACTGCATTAAAATCAAAATTTACAACATATCAAGATCTTAAAGATAGAGGCGGAACTTATTCGGCAATTAGTGGCCAGCCAATATATGATTATTCTGGAAATGCATTTGATGGATATTGTACTGGCCTTACAAAAAATAATTTAATGCCTTTAATTCGTGGCGGTATACGATCTACTTTTATAACTAACACTACAAAAATATTTTATACAGTACCAGGAATAGGATCTAAACTATATTCCGATAATGCTTTTACTATAGAAATATGGGTAGAGCCACCAACTTCATCTGTTACACAAAGCCCCATAATTGCAGATATAGATAATAATATTGGAATTTTTTATCAGAACTCAGATATTGTTTTTAATATAGGAAGTAATCAATTAAGACATAAAGTCAGTTCTAGCAAAGCTATATATATTACTGCGTCCTATGATAAATCTAATATGTATTTATATATAAATGGAGTTTTAAAAGAATCAAAATTAATGAATTCGTTTAAATTTACAAATACTCTATTTAATCCACAAACTGGACCAGCAAATTCTAATTATAGTTTTATTGTAGATTGCCCATCATTTTATAAATATGTATTATCACCGCAACAAATATATAATCATTATTTAGCGGGAATAGATGAACTAGATCATTCTCAAATAGTAATACCAGATGGCGGAAGAATGTTTTCATTAAACTATTCTAAAATAAGATCACAATTAAGATATTCGTACCCACAAACAAAATCTTGGTCAAAGCTTGCAAATAGCAATGTAAACGTTTCTGCGGATGGATCGTATTTAACATTTAATAAAACTTTAACTCCATCCCCAGCGTTATTTACATTTACCGAAGAATACTTTATTCCATCTTATTTAAATATTAAATCTTCACAAATTTCGTGGGACGATGACGTAGATAATATTAAAGTGCAGGCCAGCCTAGATGGATTCATTTGGCGGGACTGTTTAAATAATTCTCCATTACCTTATTTTAATAAAAATGATAACACCTCTAGCAATTTATTATATTTAAAAGTAACAATGTCATCTACCGATACTTCTATTGATATTCCTAGATTAAATAATTTATCTTTAGATTTCTTTCAAAATAAAGATTTTTACGGGGATAATTCTGGAGAAGTAATTTCATCAACATATGATTATTCTTTGGGTAGATATAACTATACGACTTTATCTTGTAATGATTATAATGGATTAAGAATGTACAATGGGCATGGGTTTAATTTACTACTGTCTCAGCCAGCTAAAACAATTGAAATGATTTTTGCACCAGATGATTCATCTATGGGGTATCAGGCAAATGTATTATTTTCTTCCCCCTCATCATATTATCAATGGTCAAATACTGGGGCTATAGCTAAATCTGGAATTTCTGCAATATATGTAAATGGAGTAGATTATACTTCAAGTACTAATATTTCAGATTTTTTATCTCCTGGGGCTCAATTTCATATAGTAATTGTTTGTTCTGCCGACATTTCATCTAACCTTAAATTTAATCAAAATCAAGATGGATCTGTATATGGTATGGCAAATTCTTATAATAATTTAGCAGTTTACTCCTCTTCATTTAATTTAAATAAAGCTAATTCTCATTATTTACTTTATGCTGGGGCCTCTCCAACTATCACAACGTCTGATTCTGCATTTTTAATAACAGAATCTGTCACAGGAAATGACAATACTGCTTACGTGGTTAATAATATTAACCTATCCGCTGCCAGCCTATAAATATTTTGTCAATAATCATGACAAAATGTGGACTTTGACGTTAAAGAATGGTATCATTAATGTCTATGGATATCTTAAACAAAAATACTAGAATTGTAGAAGAAACAACATTAGGGATATATGTTTGGGAAATGCCTGATGGGCGCTGGATAGGCGATGATGATGGCAACTTTTTATCAATTACATCCATAAAGGGGAATAGGTCAAAAATAGATGCACTTGCTAGAGAAGTTCGCTCGTATGGTATTAACGAAGGATCTCCTAAATTTTTATCGGGGAGAAGAAAAATTGACGATGAAGAATTCCAACATCAACATGAAAGACTCAAATGGGGACTTACACCAGACCCACTTGACATCGGAGTATACAAAGATTCAGTATTAAGGGACGGTAAAGTACAATGAGTTTAGAATTTATGGATGACGATCAATCTACGAATACAATAGATATTTCAAATTCAGCAGACTGGTTTATGTTTAAAAAAGAAAAAGAACACCTAGACCCATTTAATGTAGGGCCAGAAGATGTTAAAAAACTTCGTGGGCTCGGGCCAACTTTTAAAAGAAAAATTAATAGAGATTTTGCTAAAGCTTTTGAAGGTTTAAATGGAGCAAAAACACAACAAAATTTACTTGCGCAAGCTATTACTGGCTACGCTATGTTCGACCTTATTCAACCTGTTTATAATTTAGAATATTTATCACAAATTTATGAAGTTTCAACGTATAACTACGCAGCAATTAATGCAAAAGTTGCAAACATTGTCGGTTTAGGATATCAATTTATTGAAACAAGAAAAACGAACGACGCAATGGAAGGCATTACTGACGAAGTTCAATTAGATCGTGCAAGAAATAAAATTAATAGACTTAAACAAAATTTAGGTGATTGGCTAGATGGCACAAATGATGAAGATACATTCACAGAAACTCTTATTAAAGTATATACTGATTTAGAAGCTACTGGAAATGGATATATTGAAATAGGAAGAACAGTTGCTGGTGACATAGGATATATCGGTCATATCCCTGCAAAAACAATGCGTGTACGTAGATTGCGTGATGGGTTTATGCAATTATTATATGGCAAAGCAGTATTTTTTAGAAATTTTGGAGATGATTTTACTTCAAATCCAATTTTAGGAATTGAAGATCGACCTAACGAAATTATTCATTTAAAAAAATATACCCCAATGAATAATTATTATGGAGTCCCAGATATTATTGCTGCTCAAATGGCATTAGCGGGAAATGAATTTTCTGGAAGATATAACTTAGATTATTTTGAAAATAAAGCTGTGCCAAGATATATTATTACTGTAAAGGGCGCAAAGCTTTCACCCGAATCGGAAAGAAAATTACTTGAATTTTTTCAAGTAGGGCTAAAGGGGAAAAATCATAGATCTTTATATATTCCTTTGCCAGCAGATACTCAAGATTCTAAAACTGAATTTAAAATGGAGCCTATTGAAGCGGGGGCTCAAGAATCATCATTTAATGTCTATCGTGAAACTAATAGAGATGAAATTCTTTTAGCTCACCGTGTACCTATTAATAAAATTGGAACACCTCAAGGAGTTCAATTAGCAGTCGCCAGAGATGCAGATAAAACATTTAAAGAACAAGTATGTAAGCCAGCTCAAATGAGATTAGAAAAAAGAGTTAATCAAATTATTAGTGAAAAAACAGATGCTTTAATCATTAAATTTAATGAATTAAGTTTAACTGACGAATTAACTCAAAGCCAAATTGATGAAATTTATTTAAGAATGCAAACAATTACTCCAAATGAAGTTAGAATTAGAATGGGCAAAAATCCACTTCCTGGAGGAGATGAAGTGGTTCAATTAAAACCACAACAAGCAGCGGATCAACAGGCTAAATCAACTGGAAATAAAACCAGAGACCAGCAAAGAGCAAAAAATGCCCCAGATAAAACTGGAGAAGGCAGAAATGCAAAAGGCGATGGTCCTAAAGTCAAATAGGTTTACTCAACCGTTATTTGCCTTTTTATATATAAAGCCTTAAAATTAAGCATATGAACATTGAAAAGGCCCATTGGTCTAGTAATGGTGACAACCTTCATCTCTCCGTACCTTTTACTAAAGTAAATCGTGAGAATAGAACTGTTTCTGGATTTGCAACATTAGATAATGTTGATCAAACTGGAGACGTAGTTACAGCGGAAGCAAGCGTAAAAGCTTTTGAAAGATTTAGAGGCAATATTCGTGAGATGCACCAGCCTTTGGCAATCGGTAAACTTGTTTCTTTTAAACCAGAAACTTTTTATGATGCAGTAACAAAAACATTTTATAACGGAGTGTATGTAACTACATATGTTTCAAAGGGTGCACAAGATACATGGGAAAAGGTTCTTGATGGAACTCTTTCTGGATTTTCAATCGGCGGTAAAATAATTGAAGCAGATAATGAAGTTAATAAAGTTAATGGCGAGACTGTAAGATTTATTAAAAATTATGATCTTGTAGAATTATCTATTGTTGATTCTCCTGCAAATGAATTATGCAATGTTCTTTCCGTTGAAAAAGTAAACGGACAAATGATTTTTAAAGGAATGGCAACAGAAGTTGTTACCGAAAATATTTTTTATTGCGAAGAAAGTAATTCTGTTTTTCTTTCAACAGAAAAAACATTTGACTCCCCAGTCACTGGTAACCCAGCGACACTAATTGGTTGGGTAGAAAGTTCAGATGTAAACAAATCGAAAGAAATAGATAAAATTCTTGCTTCATTTAAGAAGTCAAGATTACCGTTGCCTGATTCACAAATAGCAAAACAGGCAAACGTAGAAGGAGGTACTAAAGTGTCAGATACACAAAACGAGACAGTAATTGAAAAATCTGTTGAATTAGAAGACGCTCCAGCAGTTGAAGAGACTGTTGTGGCTGAAGAAGCTCCTGCAGTTGATGCAGCAGCTGACGCTACTGCCGACTCCGTTGAAAAAGCAGCCGAAGTAACAGAAGTCACGGTTGATGAACCTGATTTTGCAAAAATGTTAGGCGATCTAAAAGGCTTTTTCTCAGAGACACTCACAAAGGCTACAGAGGCAAGTGCTGCACAGGTCATAGATATTAAAACATCTGTCGAAGCTTTCAGCAAAAATGTCGATGCTAGAATTTCTGAGCTTGCAGAAAAACACAGCGCACTAAGTGCTGCTGTAACAGAAATCAAGGGCACCATTGATGGTGTTCAAAAGCGTGTGGATGCCGTCGAAGGCGAAACCGCATTTAAGAAGTCCTCTGACCTTGGCGGGTCTGAGGTAGTTACAAAATCAAAATCAAAATGGTCAGGAGCTTTCCTCGGTTCCGTAAATGAAATCTTTAACTAAAATAAGGTAGGTGAAATAAAAATGAGTAATGAATTATTAGAAA